TACACCAAGCTCCAGTAGGGAAACGCTCTTTGTCAGCATAGCAATCAGGGCCCATAGCCACAACAAACAACACAGTAGCCAGTAAACCCTCATAGCGTAATGTCTCATCCGCTTTGATAATCCCACTTTCATACTCCTTATCTACTTCGGGCAGTGCACATAAAATGCGAAAGCCAGAAGGGATAGGCAACTGTGTTGCTTTCTCTTCATTAGTAGCTGTTAGGTCTATTGAGCCAACAACCGTAGGGTTCTTCGCATTAGCGCCTATTAAGATTTTACTCATTAGTCTTCAAACTCCAGTTTCTTAGTTAGTGTTTCTATAGCCATTCGTGCTTGAATTAACCCGGTGATCTGCCCACATGCGTATTTATATTGAGCGTAGTCTTCAGGTCGTCCAGCAGTTATTGCTTGTGTTAATAACGATACTCGGTCATCAATTTGTTTAAACAGAATCTCTGCTTCTTTATCCATTACTCTTTACCACCTTTACTTTTTTGCGCTTGTCTTTCTGCTTGTGCGGCTTGCATTGCTGCTAACCCACGTTGGTGGTCGTGTTGCTGCCCTGTTTGGGTTTTTTGGTGAGCACGTTCACCCTCTTTAAGAGCAACATCCACACCTAGCTTTGCAGCTAACTCGTTTTGTTTTGCGGTTAGTTGTTTGTCAACATTTTGCATACTAGCTGCTACGTGTGCGCCCGCTGACTCTTGACTTGCGCCAATACGTTCACGATCAACTTGTATTTTAAGCATTTCAATTTGAGCATCGGATTGATCTTTAGCCGCCTTACGCTGTAAGTCTTGGGCCTTAATCTGAATCTCTTGTTGCTGCATTTGAATCAAAGGGTCTTGGGCTTTTTGCTGAGCTTCTTGCTGTTGTGCTTGCTGTTGACCTTGTTGCAATAACTTTTGTGATGCTTGAGCAGCCATTTTAGATATCTGTATTTCCATTTCTTCTGGAATAGTTATTTGGTTATCTTCGTCATCGTCACCATAACTAGGGATATCTTGACCCATCATTTGCTCAATCTGTTTGCGATACTCGTAGCCAAGATGCTCATTAATATGTGCAGACATAGCCGCTTGTAACGCCTGTAAAGCTTGTGGGTTTTGACCCATTGATTGCTGTAGTACTTGTTGTACTTCAGGCGATTGCATAGCAGACATATGTACCGTAATATGCGCTTGATGATCTTGATAAAGAAACGCTTTTACAGGCTTGCTTTTAAGGATATTTTGATTCTCCGTAATAGGGTCACGAGGTTTCATATCATCATTCATTGGCACTAACTTTTGATAGTTAGGGATACCCAATACTTCAAGCATTTGCCTATGTAGTACAGGCATATTGTATAACTGTGGAGATTGTTGAGCTAGTGCCAGTGCCGCTTGGTATTGCACGACCCGCTGTGCCATTGTTGATGCGTTGGGATCAGATACAGGAAGTACGTATACCAAATCATAATCAGCTTGTTTAGCGTGGCGACCACCTTCAGTAGGTTCGTATGAATATTCATCTGGCGTGTAGTCCCTAATAATATCCCTAAGTAGGATAAATTCTTGTTTCATAGAGTAGTGAACACGCGCTTGTACGGCACTCATTACTTTAAGGGTTCTTTCTAAGATAGCTAAAGTTGTTCCTACAGGCGCATTAGCAGACATGTCTGAAGCAGATAAATCAGCTGAACCTGCAAACTTACGACCTTCATCAACAATGTTGCCTAACAAGACAAGTAGTGTTTGGCTTGGCTCTTTGTACGGTAGTGGCATGAAGTTATCTCTAATCACACCTGATGGTACATCTACATCACGCCATTCGCCCGGAGAGATGGGTGTATCATCACCCTTTACTCTTAGTCCTCTAGTTTTAAAGCCCCCCGGAAGATTACTGAGAGTGCCTGCATCAACAAGTTGGCGCAAAATAGAAGTAGACGACTTGGCAAAACCACCAATAAGATGAATAAGACCAAGGCAATAAAAGCCAAAGCCCGGAACGTACCCATAGTGAACGAAGTGATTACGCTTTTTACAAGATTCATCATCTGGGTTCCAGTTTCTACGAATAGATAAAATGCTATTAGTGCCTTTTTCAATGGTCACTATATAAGGTAAGGCAATATCTGTTTGCTCTCCATCATGATCCTCATGCTCAAACCCTTCAAGATTTATCTCAACATGCATTTCAAGTAGTTTAAAACGATCATCAGTAGACGCTCTAAAGCCTAACTTATCCGCTATCTTCTTTTCTATGTCATCCATAGTGTTAGAAGGCTCGCCTAAATCAATATCTCTATAGAACCCTTCGTACTGAAGTCTACGTATCTCGTTATCAGTTTTACGCATTACGTGTGTTACACGTTCCGCACTTTGTAAGTCTGCCGCTCCGTAAGGAACAACCATATCTTCCGCAGGTACGTACATAGATACCTGACGGCCTAAGTATGGGTCGTAGTAGACCTTCTTAAAGGCATTACCCGCCAAACCAAGACCCCATAACATCCGCTCATGCTCAGGCCTATACTCAGTCATCACATCAGTAAGCTGGTAGTTCATGTCGTCTTGAACACGTTGTGCAGCTTCTTTTTTCTCTTGTGTTTCTTTACCAATAATCTGTGTTTTAACAGGGCCAGATGCAGGGAATGTTGCAGTTATAGTCTCTGCTTGGAACTTAATAACAGCTTCAGTTAGTAGTGGGTGGTATACACCACACGCACCTTCCCAAGGTTCAGAGCGATCTTCCATGTTAAGGCCAAGTAACTCTAGCCCGTCAACGTAGGTCTGAACCCAATCTTTTCTGGCGCTTATATCAGACTCGAAATCATTAATAAGATCAGAAGCCAAAGACTCCAATATATCATCTGAAATCTCTTCTGCAAGGTTAGCATTAAATTTTTCCTCATCTACTTCTTTCTGAATTTTAAGTATTATGTCTTCGCCATGTCTTATGGTTACTGCCTCTGGGTCTTCTATCTCAATTTCCAAAGGCTCTTCACTTTCACTTGCTGCTGCTATGCCTTGTGGGGCTGGGTTTAAACTTTTCTCTATCATCTATGTTCCTTAACCGTATAAATATTGCCAATACTCATCTAACGATATGAGCACCAAACCTAAAAATAAAAAACTAAATGCTGCTATAGCTAGTGTATCTATAACCTGATGTAAAACTTTTCTCATTAATAATATGCTGACCGACTATATGACCGCCCTCTGAACTCTTCAGGCTCATCAGGTTTATCTAGGTTAGTTGTTAGGAACCCACCCTTACGAAATCTTGCCATTGCCATTGCAACAGTATCTACATAGTCATCGTGCTGACCTGCAGGGAATGCAGCTACTTCTTCAACTACCTCATCAGCCCACCGTGTGTTGGGCACCCATACTCTACCAGATGCAAATATATCTGCAATAGAGTTAAGCCTTGATATTTTATCGTTGCCGCGTGTGGGCGTAAACTCCCCTACAGGAATACCCATAGCTCTAAGCTCATATATTAGGGGGGCACCCGATGCCTTCTTCTCTATAATAATGCTATCAGGTTCCCAGTACTTGTACTCATCTAGCACGATCTGTTTTAACTCAGGGAACTCGTATCTCCCACGTTTAGCATCTAGCATTATAATGTTTGCTTGTGAGAGTCCAGTCTCATCAGGTTTGTAAAATACCCCCCACGTAGTACACGCTGAGTAATCCGCTCGCTGACTCTTCTCGAAGGCAGTATCCCAAGTCTGTAGTACAAAATCTGTTTGTGGCGGTGTCTCACTAGGCCATTTCTGCCACCACTCTCTCTTTATTATGGCTCCCTCTTCAGATGTGGGGTTCTGCTGATACTGAGCCTGCCACTTGGACACATCAATAGCATCTCGTGTAGCTTCTAACTCCTCAATACTCCAAAACTCAGGCCACAGAGGTTTACCGTTGGGTAATACTGCAGGTAACTCAACAACCCTCCAGTTCTCATTCCCTCTTTGAGTCGCAGCTTCAACCACTTGCCCCGTTAAGTCTCTTTTTGACCATCGGGTTTGGACTATAATAATGGCTCCGCCCGGTTGTAGTCGCTGTCTAGGGCCTGATGTATACCACTCATAGACCTTATCGTACACTTCTGGGTTACTTGCAGCCATAGCTGCTTCTTGTTCTGAGTGAGGGTCGTCAATAATGAGTATGTCTGCACCTTTTCCGGTTACAGCGCCGCCTACCCCAATAGCAAAGTAATCACCTCCTGCACTTGTGTTCCACCTACCTGCAGCTTTAGAGTCAGTTTGTAAACCTACGCCCGGAAAAATCTCTTGGTATGCAGGAGAACCTACTAAGTTACGTACCTTACGCCCAAACCCCACTGCAAGTTCTGCAGTATGTGAGCACTGGATAATCTTCTTGTCTGGGTAACGCCCTAAAAACCATGCAGGTAGCAGGTATGAAGCAAACTCACTCTTGGTGTGTCGAGGGCCAAGGTTTATAATGAGTCGCTTACATTCCCCACTAACTACTTTTTCAAATTCCTGTGCAATACGCGCATGATGCCTACCATATATAAAGCCGGGCCATACTGATTGCACAAAAGCTAAAAACTTTACTTGCGATAACTCTCGGTTCTTACGTCTAGTCAACTCGTTTATAAGCTGCCCTAGCTGTTCTTTCTCTGCATGGGATAATAAGGCTAGTTTTCCTTTCATATCCTTAGCATCATTTACTTTCTTCATGCTTCGTCAAACTCTATGTCACCACGGAGTTCTTCGTCTGTAATTTCTTCGTATACTGCATCTTCAACAAGGTTGCTACTTAACTCACCTAACGAATAAGTTTTTAAAAGGGTACTGAGTTCTCCCTCTAGCTCTTTAGTAGGTTTATCGACATTAGCTATCTCAATCCTAGTTGTAAACAACCCGATCTCTGAAACCTTACCTAGCATCTCAAGGGCTTTAATAGCTAACTTAGGGTCTTCGTTTTCCGCTAGCTCAAACATCTTAAAGATAAGATACTGCCGCATTTTATTAGTGGCGTTTGGGAGGTTATAGTCGAAACGTTTTAAGAGTTTTTCAAGGGCTCTCGCGGCACCTGATGTAGTAGGTGCAAGAGGGGCATCTGGCTGTTCTAAGAAAATACTTAGGGCTTCTGTCTTCTCTTTGTGGGTATATTCGGGAATGTCTGCACCGTTCTCTCGTAGAAAGTCAGGGTTAGAAAAGGCATTTAATGCACAAGCACGGGCTTGCGTAACTTCGTTGGGGGTTCTATCAAGGGAAAAGGGTAGTGTTTCTTCTTCTGGTTGCATGTGCTTTGTTTGCTGTGGGAGGCAATAGGTTTGGAGCTTAGCACGTTTTTAATTTTTTACAAAAATAATTTTTTGGGTTAGGTAAATATTTTTGGGGTGGGGGTGTTCTGAGGTGGAAATTGATATGCTGAGTTCAGCATACTGTTTTTTGGTGGGGATGTCAACTATTATTTTATTTCCGTAGTGTTTTTGTGGGTATTAGGAGGTGTTTTCTAAAAAATATTAAAAATTTTTAGGTCTTGATTATAAAGGCCTATGGGGGGTGTTTTCTAAAAAATGAGCTTCGGACGAGCGGAGTGCTATGTAAGAGAAAGGGACTCCTAGTTTGAAAAATGGGGTGTATGGGGTCAAATATCCGCTAACCCACTGATTTATATCGCTTTTTCACCTACAACGCGCGCCCACTCCATTAAATACACCGATTCACTCCGACAATACTTGACAATTAACGACATCTAGCGGATAATATGTCCTGTAGTTTGAAGAAAGAGAAGAAACACCCAACGTAGGACACCGTCCTACATCACTTACTTATATAGGAATTAAGACAATGAAAACAAATAAAGCATTAAACATTGAAGCGACAACAGTAAAAGCTATCGCACTTCTTAACACAGCATTAACTACGCTTGCACGTATCAATGATAACACTGACATTGATACGTTTCGTAAAGAATGTATCGCATTTCGCAACACCTTAGGGGTTGTACCTTGCAAGCTTGGCGGCTATGTAATGCCTAAAGGCTATCAAGACTTCATCGATAGCCAAACTGCAGGCGCGGCAAGTGACATAAGAAGTCGCAGGCAAGCAACAACAAACAGCATCATAGCGTGTTTTGCGCTAGACAAGAAGGGCAGCCGTACCGCCGCCTATTTAAAGGAAGCCTTGAAAGGCAAAACAGCTCTTGAGGCAATATCGCCCTTAGAGTGGGCAGTAATTAAAACTAAGGTTAACGCCGCGGAAAAAAAGGCTAAGGAAGCGCGCGACACAATAAAGGCTAGAGAAGCACCACCAGCACCAGCACCAGCACCAGCACCAGCACCAGCACCAGCAGGTACACCACCAGCAGGTACACCACCAGCACCAGCAGGTACACCACCAGCACCTAGTATAGGTGTAGGCGTAGACCAAACAAAAATAGACTTTAGTGCTACCTTTAGCACTGATACAGAGAAAAAGGCTAAAATAGCTCTCGAGACACTAGAAAAATATAGTGATATCAGTACTATTGTGTGCCTTGCTAGGATGGCCCTAGCTAAGTATGAAACAATGTAGGACAATGTAGGACAACGTCCTACACTAAAATCATTAAGCCTCCTTAATTGGAGGCTTTTTTTTGCCTAAAATTCCTTATCATAACCCTTGTGTTATGACTGCTCCGTTTGTGACGGTGAGCATGGCTTTTCTAGCTCACTAGCATGCCCTTTATAAGGCGATTTAAGGCGAAGTAATACATTGGGCACGGTTTGAGATTATCGTGGCTTAAAGGGCATGCTAGTTAAAATCACCCTAACATAATAAATTCGCTTATGACTGCTCCCTTTGTGACGGTGAGCATGGATGCAGGGCGGAGTTGGTGTTAGATATCCTGTATCTGTCAACAATTTACGGCATCAAGTTGCACCTGAATAGACTTTGGAGCATCTGGAGGGCACGGATGGCAAGGGATTAAAAAAATAGGTCTTATTATTATTATTATTATAAATATATATATATAAAGGAAAAAGATTTCCATTTTTAGTCGAAAATAACGTCTTTTATTAGCGGCTTTTGTCTTTTTTAGTTTTTTGTCTTTCTTTCTTCGCTCATTTCCCCCAAATATTTTAAACTGCAATTAATTACCTACCTATCAACCCCACACTGCGTCTTTAGTGACCTCCCCTTGCTCCAAAGTCTTCGGAGGTATATTTTTCAACCCGTAATTGTTGACAGATTTGCCTATTTAGCCCCAAAAAGACTATAATATGCCCTCAAAACGCAATGAGATTTTCCACTCACACAGAAGTCCCAAAAGACACCCAAATAGGTATGAATATGTTAGATAAGAAAACACCCTCCAGCCCAGAGTACATGCACCCTGCGGTCTATAAAAGGCACTACAAAGAAGCACTAAGGCTAAACAGGCTATATGCGAATGAGTATCAATGCTACAGAAGAAAAGTAAGGAAACATCAGTCCCCTGCCTACATAAAAACCCAAAAAGCTCAGCTGCAAACCATTGCAAGACAAGTCCAATATCAAGATAAGAAGAATGCAATCATAGATGAGCTAACAGATATGGTGTGGTATACGTACATAAGCCCGACAGCGACCACACTGACTATTAAAAAGGTATACGTAAACAAGTTAGTGCGCGATGCGTTAAAAGAGGTAGGACAACGTCCTACGCAAACGAGGGTATTAACTCAAGAAATGCTACATGACACCTTATATTATGATGCAGAGCTAGGTACGTTTGAGTGGCAAGAAGGTAATAAGGCGGGCAAACAGGTAAACCTCTCTAAACCAAAAACACCACCTAAAAAGCTACGCAAGCAGCACGAGTACACACTACCCTTAAAATCACGCTCTTATATGCCATCACATGCAGGGTATAAGATAATAACAGAGCGAGAATACGTAGATACCTTAGCAGGCATAAAGAACAAGCAAACGACATGGATTGATGTAAAGGGCATGTATAAAAAGACAGATACATCAATGGAACACGTGCATAAGCGGCAATACTTGGTACGTACAAGGAAGGAGCGAGGCAAGCCAGCACCACTAGAAGCCACTGAACGGGTGACATATTATATAAAGAGTATTGCTGCTACTAATTCAAACCCCAACCTCAAGATAACGCTATGGGGGAAATCATACCCTGTTATATGGCTTGCGACACTGTACATGGGAGCAGGTGGCGACTGGGACTATTCCAACGGACTGGATAATATAAAAAAGAACCCTGACCACATCATGACTGCTCCTCATGGACTACGCCAATACAACCACAAAACCAACAAACCTATGCAAACTAAGCCGCGTGATGGGGACTGGTATAACCTCAAATGGGACAACATCAAACCTGCTGAGTTTAGTACGGCATCTATAATAAAAGCACCAAGCGACACAAAACCCAAACCCAAGCTATCGACTAACACATACTCACCCAAACGTAACATAAAGAAAACGTATATAGCCCATGACCCGATGAATCCGAGATGGGCAGTAAATGTAGCAGGTAGAGTAAGTTATGAGTGGAGTGAGGCAGATGCAATGAGAGTCTATGAGGATAATATAAAGGCACTACGCGGCACTAAGCGTATGCTAAAGAACAAAACACTTATGGTGACACGAGTGGGCGGGAGTAAATTTTACTAGGGGATGGTAATGACACAAGAAGAGCGAGATAAGGTAATAGAGATGCTGGTATCTAATTGGGAGCACAGCACACCTACAACAGCAACTAAAGCATTTTGGGTAAATTTTTATAATAGCTATACAGATGAGGACTTATTAGAAGAACTACTAAACCCATACAACAGAGCTATCTCAAGCTTGACAACTACTGACAACTAGCGTATAATATATCTCAAGTTAGGGACTCCCTAACGAGAACAAACCACGTAGGACACCGTCCTACACACACTTACTTATATAGGAATTAAGACAATGACATCATTCACACCAATTAGGTACACAAGCTTAACAGCACTAATAGATGCTTCTATTATGGATGCCCATTCAGACACAGTATTTCAAGGCTTAGATGTCTTTGGGTACTTCGAGGGTAATGCCTACGGAGTATTAAACGTTTGGGATGACGTGTCGGAGGCGGAGTACGCCATTGCAGGAGACTGCATTGATATAGAAGAAAACGTAGGACAATGCCCTACAGAGACAAGAACTTTTAAAGTATCACACGTTGATACATGCTGTATAGAGTATTTTAAAGGCCACCACCTCCCCACCTTCCAGATAAGCGTCACAGGCTTAACAACTTATAAAGAACTACTAGGCATGTGCCTAGAGTGGCAGAACACCGATCACCTTGATGAGAAGCTGTTTAGGAACAGTGAGGACTATAACAACTTTAGAGATGCAATCAATGAGAGGTTTAATAGCGTAGAGGACATGGACGCTATCTTTTGCCCAAGTCTTGACGTACCCGAAACGGAGGAGGAGCAGGAATACTGGGACGTGTGCGCTTTCTTTGTAGTAGAGGTATTAGGAGAAGATGATGAACTATAAAGACTTAACAGACAGCGCAAAGGAGTGCGCTTATAAAAACTTTCAGGAGTATAGCGGGAAAGGAGGGTTTGACTTTCAGGTAGAGGGTATATTGGAAGATTGCCGTGACATGATAGAGACTAAGGGCATCTATGAACCTGTATTTAGTTACTCAGGCTTTCACTCACAAGGTGACGGCGCGTGGTTTACTGGGAATATAAACCTCAAAGATTTCCTCGATGCACACGTATTAATACGTGAGGCTCACCCAGAGCTGTACATAGCAGTCATACCTTTTGATGGTAAAGAGCCTGCGTGTCGTTACTTTGATATATACCTAACCCGTAGGGCGATGTCCTACAACCACGAGAACACCGTACACTTAGGGACATGGGACTTTGAGGTAACAGGTGCAGGGTGGGATGATGCTACCAACAGGTACTATGAGAAACTCATTGTAGATGCAGAAAAAGGTATAGAAGAACAATGCCGTGCCTATATGCGGCAACTGTACCGCACACTGGAGGAAGCGTATACCTACAGCACATCTAAAAAAGCATTCCTAGAACAAGTAGAACACCAAGACTTTAATGAGGAAGGGGAATTGATATGAAGGGTGTAGTATTTGCAAGAGCTAAGATAGTGCCTGTAGGGTGTAAGCTCTATATCACACCCAACAAACTGTATATAAATGCAAGGTGGGACGGTAATGGAGGGCAATCTACTGAGGACTCTACAATGTACATACTAAATGACGTAGGTTACGAGATATTTATACTAGAGAAACAATGCGCTTGTATAGGCGGTAACGACTGGGAGTTTCTTAGACCTAATGAACTAGGAGAATTAATTTAAAAAACAAAAAGCGAGCTAGGCGCGGAGCAATCCTTTCCCTAGACAGCCGTAAATTAACGAGTGGGCTGTGTCAATAACCGTTAAGCTTAAGGGAGTGGCAACCTATATGTATTTACCGTTTTACCGCTGCTTGCCTTAAGACCTCAATTTTAACAACAGGTTAGACATGTATAACCTAACACAGGATAAAACAATGAGCGCACAATCAGAGATAAGAAGTACAGGCGAGACTAAAGAACGCAGTGATGCCATTAATCGCATTATGCAATCATACGCACAAGCAATAGTAGACCGTGACACCCACGTAGCTAAATTACAGGGACTTACTTGTATTTTAGTATTAGCTTTAGTATGCACAGTAGGTGTAAGCAGGTGGCTAGTGTATAAATCAGGAGCTAACGCTGCATGTGAGCAGCAGTCATATACCCAACCCCAACCAACGCATAAAAGAGGTGGGTTGGAATACACCCTAAAACCATGACACCCGAAGAACGGGAAAAAGCCATTCAAATAATGGTAGAGAGACACACGAGCAACATAACAAGACATTTGGATAAAAGAAGGGCGTTAGAATATGCAACGTTTCACTATAACCTGTACTCGGATGAAGCACTACTGAGCCTTATCCTTAACTATAAAGATCACAACGTGTACTCTACCACTTGACAACTAACGACAACTACTGTATAATATGTACTGTAGTTTGAAGTAACGCCTCACCCCCTTAAGGGGTTGCATAACATAACGTAGGACGATGTCCTACAGGAGACTGACATGAGGAAAATAACAAAAGAAGCGGCACATGCGTTTTTGCGCAGAGAAAAGTTTAAATTAGGTAACACTAAGGTTACTGTAGAGGGAGAAGTAGTAAAACTGTGGCTACACGGAAACTGCATAGCGCAGAAGACCTCATTAGCGTACACCATCACTAACTGCGGGTGGTTTACGAACACAACGAAAGAAAGATTAAACGGGCTTAACAGAGTAAGCATAGTGCAGAAGAAAGGTAAGTGGTACTTGAATGACAAAGAATGGGGTGGTGAACACACTATCCTCGGTGCATTTGGTATTTGGGAGTAAGAGATGAGTGACATAACAATAAAAACAAACGGGCAGTATAGACCTACCCTTACATGGGAGGATTTAACCCCAAAAGAACAAAAAGAGTTTGACTTTACAAATAAAAAGGAAGATTAAAATGAAAACATTATCTAGTAGTGCGATGTTAGTTGAGTTGAATATTTCTGTGTGGACGGCTAGAAAACAAGCAAAATCTATAGCCTCACAGGTGGACGTAGACAATGGAACTAAAACTAAAGTTATCAGTGCTTATAAGGGGCTGTTAGCAGGGGACGAATCGCTGTCAGCTATACAGAAGTTAGCTGGGCTTATCAGAACTTACCATATGTCGGTAACAAGCCCTTGGAATGATGCAGGGCAACGATTACTAAGTACAGGTATGTTCATCACCTACCGCCAAGAAATGTCACGCCTAGAGAATGAGTACTGGTATCTGGTCAATCAGTTCTTACCTGAGTACGGGGTAAAAATTAGTGCGGCGGCATTCCAACTAGGCGCATTGTTTAATAGGGATGAGTACCCTGACGTAGATCAGGTGCAACATAAGTTCGGTATGTCAGTGCGATATACCCCAGTGCCTGAGTCAGGTGACTTTAGGGTAGATGTAACCAACGAGGCTATGAATGACCTAAAAGACCAGTACGATAAGTTATACAAGTCTAACTTAGACAAAGTAACCCAAGATGCGTGGGACAGGTTACACAAGGTATTAACACAGCTATCATTTGGTCTACGTACTGATGAGAACGGCAAACAGGGTAAAATCTACAGCTCAGTAGTAGAGAGCGCTCAAGAACTATGCAATATGCTGACTTATTTTAATGTATCAGGTGACACACGGTTGGAGGCTATGCGTATTAAGCTCGAAGATACAATGATGGGGCTTGATGTTAAGGATATTAAGGACTCAGATTATATTAGAGGTACGGTTAAACATACTGTAGATGCAATGTTAGACAAATTTAATTTTTAAGGAGAGCAGTTATGAGAGCATTAGTAAGTTTTTTTGTAGTAGTTATAGCGTTAGGGTTAATATGCGGCTCAGTGTCAGCAGCTAAGGTAAGTGATGCTGAACGCCATGAGGTATACAACAAGCAGTTTGCTAAAGAGGAGACTGAGCTGGATAAAATAATGAACACTCACTTCGATGAGTGGAAATGCTACGATATACCCCCGTGTAACCAACTTGTAGATGCAAATGGGGAGGAGTAGTATTGACAACCGCCCTACAACCCTGTATAATATGTACTGTAGTTTAGATAAAGTCTCATCCACTTAAAGGATTGAACCCAACCCGTAGGACGATGTCCTACACAACTAGGAAATTGACATGAAGAAACCATACAGCAGTATATCAATGCAAGAAACCATCAACCTAATCAGTAAAGTAGGTGACTCTCTAACAGTTCTAGTACAAGGGGAGATGGGCATTGGTAAGAGCAGCATACTCAAGTCTCTAGTAGAGATTTACCCCAACCATATACCCTGCTACATAGATATCACGACTAAAGATGTAGGCGACTTCTTAGTTCCTCAGATACGTACCCTTGACGGTACACCAGTATGTTCCTTTATACCTAATGAGGAGTTTGGTTTTCACTTAAACAAACCGCTTATCCTTATGCTGGATGAGATTGGTAAAGCAAGTAAAGCAGTCATGAACGCCTGTTTGCGTTTAATGTTAGAGCGTAAACTAGGTATTCACACACTGCCAGAAGGCTCGATTGTATTCGCTACAACTAACTTAGCGGTAGAGGGTATTGGGGACAACGTACCACCACATGCTAGAAACAGAGTATGTGTAGTCAAGATGCGTAAGCATACAGGTGATGAATGGCGTTGGAACTATGCACAGAACGCAGGGGTTGACCCTGTAGTAATAGCAACAGTCATAGAGTACCCAGCCATGACAGCCAGTTTTGAAGATTACGAACGCCCTGATATGAATGAGTATATCAATGACCCCCGTGTACCTAGAACTGCATTTGTTACCTTTAGGTCATTAGAAAAAGCATCCGATATACTCAAGAGATGCCGTGAACTACCAGAGGACGTACTTACACATGCCCTGTTTGGTGTAATAGGTGAGAGGGCTACTATGGATATGATGAATATTCTTAAGCTGGATAATCAAATGCCTGCGTGGTCAGAGATCGTAAACAAACCCACTACTACTGTTATACCCCCAAATGGAGCGGCTGTGTGCCTTGTAGTTAGTAAAGCACTAAGTAATGTAGCAACTGAAACATTCGATGCATGGATGACGTACTTAGCTAGGATGCCACGTGAAGCCCAAGCCTTGTTCGCTATGGGTGTGATGTCAAACAAAAGTCCTAAGCGTAGCATAGCGGTGACTAACAAGATGTTCACTGCATATGCAGTATCTCAAGGCTACTTATTCTAGGAGTTGTGTGATGGCAATGACAAAAGAAGAAAGAAGAATGTATGAGGCTAAATACAGAGCCGCTAACCCAGAAAAAGTAAAGGAGAGGCGCGCGCTCAGATGGAATTATCTAAGGCACGTAGAGAGATACCTAGTATTCCGTTCTTGAAGTCATAGAGAGCAGTCATAAGCGTAGGACAACCGTCCTACGCAAACCCAAAGGAGAGTATCATGAGTTTATCAGCAGAAGATAAAATCACTAAAGCCCATATAGCTTTGATGCAACACAAGACTACCTTAGCTTATTCAGGACTGTTAATGGTAGGTAAGGTAGAGATTAAAGATGATTGCCCTACAGCCTGTACTAATGGGCGTGATGTTATCTATGGTAGGGCATTTGTTGAGGGTCTTACTGACCAAGAGGTACGAGGGCTAGTCTTACATGAGACAAAGCATAAGCTATACCAACACCTATTTACATGGCGCAAACTGTATGACGAGGATGCACAGTTAGCCAACCAAGCATGTGACTATGTGATTAACCTTGAGATCAGAGACCTTAACCCTTACGAGGATTTCATTAAGTTACCAGAGGGCGCATTAGTAGACGAGTGCTATAGAGGCTTAGATAGCGGCGAGGTATTCGCACGGTTGAAGCAGGATAAGAAAGACGGTAAAGGTAAAGGAGGTAAGGGTGAACCGCTAGATGAACATGACTGGGAGGGAGCGCAAGCACTAGACGCAGAAGAACAGAAAGAGTTAGTTAAAGAGATAGATGCTGCTATTAGAACAGGTGCGCTACTAGCAGGTAAACAGGGGGGCGATGTTGATAGGAGCTTTGATAGCCTCATGCAGTCTAAAGTTGACTGGACTGAGCAGCTAAGAGAGTTCGTATCATCGACCTGTGTAGGTAAGGGTGACAGCACATGGGCTAAGCCTAATAGACGTTGGTTACAGCACGATATGTATTTACCTAGTCAGATCAGTGAGAGCATTGGTAGCATCTGTGTAGCAGTAGATACATCAGGGAGTATATCTGGAGCAGATATAACAAAAGCATTGTCAGAGATCGTAGCTATATGCGATAATTGCACCCCTGAAAAGGTTGACCTGCTGTACTGGGATACAGCAGTTGCCTCTCATGAGCAATATCATGAAGATAGTTATAGTGGGTTAATGACCTCTACAAAACCTAAAGGTGGGGGTGGGTCTAGTAGCTTGTGTGTGTTTGACTATGTGCTAGAGAACAAACTAGAACCTCAATGTCTTATCTTAAATACTGATGGGTACATAGAATACCCCACGCAAGCTCCTACTTATCCTGTTATATGGGTAATGGTAGGCAATAAAACTACTGTACCTGCATTTGGGGTAGTGATACGGGTGGATTAATGACAGTACGCATAGACTTAATACGTAAACAAATGATTTCACTAGATAATTTTGTATCAAAAGAAGGGGATATTACCCCGTTTGAAGATATATCTGACCTTGGCCCGCCCATACCAGAAAGAATGGCATTGCTTAAGATAGCTGCTTGTGGAGAGGTAGTTACAGGTATAGGGTTTAAAGTAGATGACGATACATACATAGTCCAGGAAATGTAATCAGCAGTCATATGTAGGACACCGTCCTACATATTTTAAAAAGGAAACTAAAATGGCTCAGACAATAGAAGAAAAAAACGAAAAACAGAGGGTTAGAGGTAAGATTTACCGCAAAGAAATGTCCCCAGAAATGAAAGCTAAGGTTGCAGAAGGTAAAAAAGCTAATGCGCTAAAAAACAAAGAAAAAAAGGTTGCCGATAGGGCAGCGTATTACCAAAAGAACAAGGAAACAATGAACGCCAACTCCAAGGCGTACCACCAAAAAGTGCGTGACGAGATCGCAGCTAAGAAAGCAGTGGTGGTATACGCACCTAGAATACGCAAGGTGGCGAACCAACCAGCCAACACGACTACTCTAAAGGATGAGGCCAAGAAGATGGGTATCACAACAGCCCACTTAAGGACAATACAGAAAGATATTAGGTTCAACATGCCTAAAGTTAAGATGTTGCGCATGGACGGCATGGACTTATTTGATATTTATGAATTAGCAGCGTGGCAGCAGCAGTATAGAGAGGTGCTCGCACAAGAGGCAATCTCAGGAGCAAGTAAAAAGAACATCGGGGAAATACGCTTAACTCCACATGTAATGCTGTTAATAAACTGGTTACAAGCCTCAAAGCACGTAACTAAATACTGCAACACGCAGCGCGTTGCGATTAATTCAAACCAATTTTGGGCGAGGTGGGCGTGATGGAAAGTAGAGAAAGAACACTGTTAAAAAGAGTTCGAGATGCGTTAATCACATTAGAAGAAACTCATTACGATCTATATTGGGACATACAGGCCGCACTAGACCACCCAAGTTTAGAACTACGTGACCACTTTGCAGGTTTGGCGATGCTAACTACTAAATGCACTAATTATGACGACATTGCACAGAATGCTTATAAACTAGCAGACGCAATGCTTAAAGCAAGAGAGGTGGGTTATGAGTAGTTTAGAAATACAAGAACTACTTGCCAACCCCGAACTGTCATCTAATAGCTTACAGTTGTATGATCCTGTGGCTTGGATCACAGAATGGGTGCAAAGATATAGTGATGGCACGCCAATTATTGGCAGGCGAGTGAGTTTTACAAAAGGCAATGCCCCCTCCTCTGTTCCAAATCACATACCACTTTACACATCACCACAAAAACGAGAGCCTTTGAGCGATGAAGATATCAGGGTGATTATTAATCAACTACCGACAGAAGTTGACTTGGACACAGGTATCGAGCTTTGTAGGATTATAGATACCCATTGGAGTAGATGAAGATGAGTAAAGAAAGAAAGTTATTGAAAAAGATTTTAGCTACGGGGTGGTTAAACAATACTATAAGCTGTGAAGTGGAGGAACTACTCGCCCAACCTGAGCAAGAGCCTGTGGCTTGGATATGGGAACAACAAAGCCACCACTCAGGTGAATGGGATTCTGAGTTTGCGGAAGGAAAGCCTCAGAATTTTAGAGCCGTGCGAAATATTCGCCCACTTTACACCTCACCACAAAAACGTGAGCCTTTGAGTGATCGCCTCACTGCTAACATGTTCAATGCTAACAAGAAAGCAACAAGCGCTGCCTGTTATTGGGCAGGTGTTTCTGATGCTGAAAAACATCACGGTATTGGGGGATAAGAAATGAGTAGTTTGGAAAAACTAATACACCAAGGTCAATGGGAAGCCTACTGTAAGAACAAAGAGGTTAAAAGTTTTATGGCTGAAACGCGCAGACTAGATAGGATGGGCAGAGCCGTTGGCTATAGTAATGAAATGCAAAGGCTATCAACTAAAGACTATCAACTAAAGACATACTGGGGGATAAGATATGAGCGGAGGAACTTTTGACTACGGGCAATTTAGAATTGCAGATATTGTTAACGCGATTGAAGATGTTGTTTATAACAATGAGACAGCAGAGCACCCATATAGTGAGGAAACCATTCACCTATTTAAGTATGGCGTAAAGTATCTAAAAGCAGCGCAGATATACACTCACCGAATTGACTGGCTATTGGCTGGTGATGATGGCGAGGAATCTTTTCATGAACGACTAGCATCTGACTTGGAGGAATTTAATGAAACGAATAATTAAAATATTGTTTAAAGCTAGTGCAAACACCGCACGGTATTGGTGCAGACGATGAAGCTTAATCCTCGCACAAGAATAGGAAGCTTTTTAGAAAGCACCCGAACACACCCTGCAAAACAGATTAACTTTAAACAAATAATATGGCTTAAGCCTTTTGGAAGCATGTATATGAGGAGCAAAAAGAAATGAACGGTGAATTTATATAGAAATAATGGGCTGTGTTTTAATAACAGCTATTACGGGGCTAGTTGTTGGTTTGGCCATTTGGTATGCCAACTTTGTCTATCATGATATTGCAGAAAAACGAAGGTGGAGAAAAAGAAGATGAAACTTTATGAACTAGGAAACGACAAACGATTTACGCTAGTAGGTGACAATTCCGGCACAGTCTTTCTACTCGACCACATAGATGGCGCGTATTCTGTGTGCTATTTGGGAGACACGTTGATACATATATCAGCAAGCGCTGAAATTGAGGAGGTAGAATGAGCAAACAAATAAAAGACTTATTAGACATATACAACGACCCAACTCTAACGCCAAAAGAGCGGGAGCATTATGCGATTAAAATTATTGCTATATTAAATGAAAGGTATAAAAAATGAAATACATAGGGATCATAACTTTTAAAATTGATATTGAAGCAGTTGACCAAGACGCTGCTGAAAAGATAGCTATGCAAGCCATACCTCACCATTTTGATTATAGTAATTCTAATGGAGGCACAGGTAAGTTCTTAAGGGGATTGCTGCCAGTGGTTTATGAAGTGGATGAAAACGGAGATAAACCCGACAGTTATTGGAGGAACAGATGAGCATAACTAAAGAAGGGATAGTTAAGAAAGATATTAAGGCTATCCTAGATACACTAGGGGTTTATTACTTCATGCCCTCTGGTAACGGTTATGGGCGGTCAGCTATCCCTGACTTTGTATGTTGTTATAAGGGGCACTTCATTGCAATAGAAGCTAAGGCAGACAACCTACAAGCTACGGCTATACAACAACGTGAGCTGACTAGGATCAACAGTCATAAGGGGTTAGGGCTCTGCATCAACGCTGAAAATATTAGGACGCTTAAGGCTCTGCTGGAGTTGCTACCATGAGATTAATGACGTTAGATTTTGAAAGCTTCTATAGTAAGACCTACAGCTTAACTAAACTAACAACAGAAGCCTATGTAAATGGCGATGAGTTTGAAGTTATTGGGGTATCTATTAAGTTTAACGACACAGAAACTACGTGGTACACAGGTAACAAAGGATACATACAAGATGTATTAGATTCTTTTGATTGGAAGAACATAACCGTAGTAGCCCATAACTGTTTCTTTGATGCTAGTATTCTTTCATTAGCGTTTGGTATATTTCCCGCAAGGTATATTGATACTCTTTCTATGGCGCGTGCTATACACGGTATCTCTGTAGGAGGAAGCCTAGCTAAACTAGCGGCGTACTATAATCTAGGTGAGAAAGGCACTGAAGTTGTTAATGCATTAGGTAAGCACCTTAAAGACTTTAACCAAGAAGAGTTAGATGAGTATGGGGATTATTGCATTAATGACACAGAACTGACCTATAAACTACTTCAATGCCTAATGCCTCAATTTAATGCCACTGAGTTAGCGTTAGTAGACATAACTATTAAGATGGGCGTAGTACCTAGGCTAGAAGTAGACTTAGCCTTGTTAGAAAGCCACCTCTATGCAGTAAAAGCAGCGAAGCAAGATTTACTAGACAAAATAATAGTAGATAAGTCTGAGGTTATGAGTAACCCTAAGTTTGCTAAGTTGTTAGAAGACTGCGGGGTTGAAGTGCCAATGAAGGTATCCCCTACTACAGGCAAGATGACATATGCATTTGCTAAAACAGATGACGGCCTTAAAGACTTATTAGAACACCCTAATATGATGGTGCAGACTTTAGTAGGGGTAAGACTAGGTGTTAAAAGCACCATCGAAGAAACACGCACAGAACGCTTCATAGACATCGCAAAGCGTATGGGTAAGCTACCTATCCCCTTAAACTATTACGGAGCAGCAACAGGCAGGTGGTCAGCAGGTGGTGGGCAAAAGGTAAACTTCCAGAATATCCCTAGAGGCTCTACACTTAAAGAAGCCATTATTGCACCAGAAGGTTATCTGATAGTAGGAGCTGACTTATCAAACATTGAATTGCGTGTAGGTATGTGGGTTGCAGGAGAGATGGATGCACTTAAGTTATTAGGTGACGGGGGGGATTTGTATAAGGACTTTGCTAGTAAAGTATTTAATGTGTCCTACGATGAAGTAGATAAAGAGCAAAGGTTTATTGGTAAGACTTCACAGCTATCTCTAATCTTTGGGGTAGGTGCGGCTAAGTTACGCAGTGCAATTAAAGCTGGGTCTGGGCTAGACTTAGGTGAGGTAGAGTCTAAACGTATTGTTGATTTGTATAGGAATACTTATACAGGAGTGACAGCACTATGGAAAACATGCGGCAAAGCTATAGAGAACATAGCAACTGGTGGAGAGTTTACATTTGGTACTAACAGCCTATATACAGCTAATAGTTTGGGGGTACGGTTTCCATCAGGGTTATATATGCAATACCCACAACTTGCTAATGTAGTAGACTCCAAGACAGGGGAACAAGGATATAAGTATAAGTTACGTAACGGGTATGATAGACTATACGGCGGTAAACTAATGAATAATCTAGTGCAGGGTACAGCCCGTTGCATTATGTCTGAGGCGATGGTCAGGGTAAATAAAAGATACCCTATCGTATTAACTATTCATGATGCCCTGTATATCCTAGCTCCAGAACATGAGGCACAAGAAGCATTAGAGTTTTTAATGTTAGAGATGACAAAAGTTCCTTTGTGGATGCCCGACTTACCGTTGGCAGCAGAAGGTGGGTTTGGTAAAACTTTAAAAGATGCGGGCTAATGGCTAACAAAAAACAAACAAAGATAGAAAGAAAAAGATTATCCCTTTTAAAGCACACGAGGAATGGCAATGCCTAAAACAAGTAAAACAAAACTAGCTTATCAAGCAGACCGTCAAAAAACACCTGCCGAAGTAGAGAAACGGGTAGCCCGCAACAAAGCTAGGAGACACGCTATAGCTGACGGCAAAGCTTCTGTCGGAGATAATACCCAAGTAGATCATATAAAACCCTTAAGTAAAGGGGGCAGCACTAAAGACAGCAACACACGAGTAGTTAGTACTGCAAAGAACGAGGGGTGGCGTAAGGAGTACCCTGAGATGTATGGTAAGACTAAGAGCAAGAAAAAATGAGTGATGTAATTGATAGTGCTAATGACCAAGTGCAACTTATACTAGAGAAACAAATTGCGATAGCTAGAGGCCGACCCCTAAATGTATTTCAAAATGAGTCAGGCCTTTGTTGGGAGTGTGATGCAACAGTTAGTGATGGTAGACGTTGGTGTTCAAAAGAATGTGCTGATCGGAGCGAAAAATGAGAACTGATTTTGAAGAATTAGATGCTGTGCCCGTAGAGCAAGAAAAAGAAATTGACGGGTATTTTGATAGACGAGCGGCAATAATATGGGGCTTGGCTATTGTTATTGGTATCATTGGTTTTATAAGGTGGAACGTATGTTAGGAAATAAAATAGAATTTTTAGAAGACCTTATTATGTATAATCGCAACCTAGTGACTGCCTCGCTAAAAAACATAGATGGTTATTGCGACAGGATTA